GTGCTCCAATGGATACATGTTTTAATGCTGTCGCTTCTACTCCTAGAATTACCGTAACTGGTAATGCTGATTTTACAAGTATTGTAACTGAAGGTAATGGAGCAATGAATGTATATTTGTATTATATAGCTACTGTTTAAGTAGTAGTAGTAGTAGTAATTGAATTTTTGGTAATTAATAATAAATAATATATGGTTAATATTTAGGGTTGCAAACTTAAATATTGTAATTAAAAGACATATGCCTATACATATGTCTTTTTCCATTTGTATCTCTTATATAGGAAGGAGAATGATTGATATTAGTATTAAACTTACATATGAAGAAGTAAAAATATGTGTTGAAAAATTAGGATATGAGTTAATTAGTAAGGAATATATAAATAATAGCAAAAAACTTATCGTTAAAGATAGATATGGTTACTATTATACAATTAATTTAAATAATTTAAAATCAGGAAGTCCACCGTGTTTTGTAGAGAAAAGAAATCCTTATTCGATTCATAATATTAAACTTTGGTGTAAATTAAATAATAAACCATTTATATTATTAAGTGAAGAATATAAAGGAAATAAAGAAATATTAAAGTGGCAATGTCTTAAAGAAGGATGTGAAGAAATATTTGAAATGTGTTGGAAAAGTATTCTTATAGGTACTGGTTGTACTTATTGTGCAGGAGTCAAAGTAGGATTATCTAACTGTCTTGCAACCAAGAATCCAGAACTTGCAAAAGAATGGCATCCAACATTAAATGGTGATCTTACACCTTATGATGTTACTTGTGGGAATGATAAAAAAGTTTGGTGGTTATGTAATAAAGGTCATGAATGGAAAGCAATAATTGCAAGTAGAAATCAAGGTAAAAATTGTCCGTATTGTGCAGGTTTATTACCAAGTAAAGAAAATAATTTGTTAGTTTGTAATCCTGAATTATGCAAAGAATGGGATTATGAAAAAAATAAGAAAAGACCTGAAGATTATTGTCCTAATAGCAATAAAAAAGTTTGGTGGAAATGTGGTAAATGTAATCATAGATGGAAAACAACAATTAATAGTAGAAATAATAACGCTGGTTGTTCACAATGTAAAGAATCTAAAGGTGAAAAAGAAATAAGTAGAGTATTAACAAAATATAATATTCCACATGATTCACAATATACCTTTGACGATTTAAGAGGAATTGGTAATGGATTATTAAAATTTGATTCATCTGTATTTTGGGATAAAGATATGACAAAATTAAGGATGATCTGTGAATATGATGGAATTCAACATTTCAGACCAGTATGTTTTGGTGGCATCTCTATGGAAAGAGCAATAGAAAATTTTAAAAGACAAGTAGAAAATGATATAAAGAAAAATCTTTATTGTGCAGAAAATAATATTCAATTAATTAGAATACCATATTGGGAATATGATAATATTGAAAATATATTGAATAATTATATTATTGTTGCTTAATAAAATAAAAATATAAGGAGGAATTTATTATGACGAATTTTATTGGAAGATCACTGGTGGCAAATCAAGCAGAACAAAACGTAGAATTAAATATGGAGTTTATTAATCTTATTGTTAATGATTCAGTTAACAATATCACACTTTCTTTTGATATTGCATCAGCAAGTGCAGCTAACAATTTAATGGTTTTAAAAGCAGGGGAATCAAGAACAAATATTGCAGTACCTTTTAAAAAATTATATTATAAAGCAAATGTAGATACTTCTACAATGAGAATTGAAGGATTAGCAAAAGCACCATTCTAAAGATTTTATATAAAGGATGGATAACTATTATTTTATCCATTCTTTATATTTAATATTCTAACAAAGGATTGTGAATTATGAATACAAGACAAGAATGGTTAAATAATACAGATTATATTTCCCAATTTTATTCAGCAGAAGAAACTATAAATGAAGCAAAAGAAAATTTTGATATTCGTAGATATTATAGTGCTGAAGGTGCTGATGTAATTGTTGATGGAGTAGATTGTAGAGCATTAGTTCAATATTTTACCAATCCATTAAATCAAACAAAATATGATAGGAAATTACATGTGCCAATGGAAACTAATATATCTACTGGTTCTATTGTTGATTATGATGGTTATAAATGGTTAGTAACAGGAAGTATTGATGATATACAAGCATATAAAACTGCTGGTATGGTTAAATCCAACAACACACTAACCATATACAAAAACAACACTTCATATCAAATACCTTGTATTATTTCAAAATCTTTATCACTTAACACTGAAAATAATCAATACATTGAAACTGTTGATAATTCATTATTTTTAACTGTATCAAACAGTTTAACAACTAGACAAATTGATGTTAATGATATATACAAAATAGGATTATATAATTATTATATTTCAAGTGTTGCGGATGATATAAGTAGTCAAGGATTATTAATTTTTAAAATGAAGTACAGTGAAGTTGAACAGGAAAGTCATGTATATATACTTACCATTCTTAATAATGACAATCTACAAATTGCACAATCTCAATCACTTATAATTAATACAATATTAACTGACAATAAGGAGATTGTTTCATCTCCTAATTTGCTTTATAGTAGTTCAGATGAGGATATTGCCACTATTGATAAAAATGGAATTGTTAGTATTTTGAATGTAGGGAATGTTGTGATAAGTGTTTCTATGAGTGCAGATAATACGATTAGTGATAGCATTAATATAGAGATTATTGAGGATGAAATACATAATTACACTGTAGAAATTAGTGGTTCAAATTTTATTACAAAAGGATTTACAAGTAATTATAGTTGTATATTCAAGGACAATGGAAATGTAATAACTAAAGAATCTACTTTTTGGCTTACTGGAACTGATAATTTACCTACTACATTAGCAACTATTACATCACAAAATACTGTTAATAATACTTGCATAATACGTGGTGATAGTTTAGGTTATATTAAATTATGGGTTAAGAGTGTAGACGAACAGATTGTTAGTAAAGATGGAATGTTAATTCAGATTAAAAATTTATTTTAATTAAAATAAATTATATAAATTAATATTATAAAATTTAATAATGGTTCTTTAATTTGGTTGCAAACAAATTAAAGGTAAAAACAAAGAGATTGTGCTGTCACACAGTCTCTTTTTCCATTTTAAAAACTCTTTATGACAGGAAGGAGAAATGAAAATGGGATTAATAACTAAAGAAGTTGAAATTAATTTAACAAATAATATTAAGTATTTTGAAAATAAAAAATATAAAATACCAAGAATAAAAGATGATCATTATAGATTAATTGTTCCTAAAAATACTAAACTTCTAGTAAATGTAGAAGATTTACCAAATGGTAGTCATGTAAAAGTAGATATTGAGTGTGATTATTGTGGTAAAGAGTTAAAAAATATAGAATGGTATAATTATTTAAAATGTGTAAAAGAAGATAGAAAATATTATTGTCATGATTGTTCTATGAAAATTTATGGTGGAAAAAATATTGCTAAATCTAAATTAAAAAATACTATATCTTTTGAACAGTGGTGTTTAGATAATAATAGATATGATATTTTAGATAGATGGGATTATGAATTAAATAATTATAAACCAAATGAAGTATGTTATGGAAGTAGTAGAAAAAAATATTATTTTAAATGTCCTAAAGGCGTACATAAAAGTGAATTAAAAGATATAGTATCTTTTATAAATGGGCAAGAAGGATCTATCCAATGTAATTCTTGTAACTCATTCGCTCAATGGGGTATTGATAATTTAGATGAGAATTTTCTTGATAAATATTGGGATTGGGAGAAGAACACAAAAAATCCTTGGAATATTAGTTATGGAAGTCATAATTTTGTATATATAAAATGTCAAGAAAAAGATTATCATGGGAGTTATAAGGTTAGTTGTAATGAGTTTATAAATGGTAGTAGATGCTCTTTTTGTAGTAATTTTTATGGGAGAGTGCATCCTTTGGATAGTCTTGGAACATTGTATCCACAAGTATTAGAAATATGGAGTGATAAAAACAAGAAATCTCCATATGAATATACTAAAAAAAGTAATAAATTTGCATGGTGGAAATGTCCAGATGGCAAACATGAAGATTATTATAGAAAAATATCTGATGCTAATAGATACAATTTCCGTTGTCCAGAATGCCAATACTCTAAAGGTGAAGAATCAATTAGTAATTATTTCATTAAGAAGGGTTTTATAAAAATAGATCAATGTGATTTCATTAGATTAATTGATAAAGATAAATACAATAAAAATTATTACATACCACAAAAAGAATTTGATGGATTAATTGGATTAAAAGGAGGATTACTTTCTTATGATTTTTACATTCCAAAATTAAATTTATTAATTGAATTTCAAGGAATTCAACATGAAAAATACATAAAAGGATTTCATAAATCTTATGAAGATTTTCTTAAACAATTAGAGCATGATAAACGTAAAAAAGAATATGCACAGAGTAATAATATAAATCTATTAGAAATATGGTATTATAATTTTGATAGAATTGAAGAGATATTAGAAAGAGAATTAGATTTTTAAGGTGGTGATTATAAAAAAGAGGTGATTTAATTGGGTAATTTTACTAGATTAACTGAATATAAAAATAATATTCTTTATAAATTAATTACTAATACTGATTTAGTTAAAGCATTAGTAATTAATACTGAATCATTTTTGAATGACAATTTACCAAACAATTTTGATCCTACTACTTTAATATATTCACAAATTTTCCCATACCAATATACTATCAATATTGAGGATTTACCTAAGAGTTATATCACTATGTCATTTGGGAATTACAAATATATTAATAACTCATTCAAAAGTGGAGTTTTTACATTATTTGTTTTTTCTCATAAATCACTTATGAAGACAAATAATGGATTAAGAACAGATTTTATTTTTGACCAAATTGATACTATGTACAATAAAAAAAAAGATGTTGGTGATTTCAGTTTAGAACTTTATTCTGGTGGTGATTTTAAAGTAAATGATGATTATTTTGGTTGTGTAATATCTTATAAGTTTATTGATTTTCAAATTTAAGGTGGTTTTATGGATATAAAAATAGACGATGAATTAAGACTATTGAAAGGTAGTTCTTTTTTTGTGGATGAAATTGAAATTAAACCTTTTACAATTGGTGAAATTGTTGAAATTGGATATGGAGAATATTTAAAAAATTTAAATATTTTTATATTGGAAGTGAATGATTTTATTCTTGAAATGCCTGAAGAATATAAAGAAATTAATATATTTGATTTGCTTTTAAATTCAGGACAAAAGGAATTATTAGAAGTTTTTTTAAATGGAATTGATTTATTTTTAAAACCTAAACAAATGGATGTAAATATGAGTAATAATGAAATTATTATAGATAATAAAAAAATTAATAGAAATAATTGGGATGACATTCGTAAAATTATAAAAATACAAAACTGTGTTAAAAAAAATAAAGAGGAAGAATATAATCCAGCAAATGAGGAAGCTAGAAAGATTATTGAAAGAATAAAGGCTTTAAAAAAAGAACATCCTCAAAAAGAATTAATTACTTTATCTAGTATAATTTCAGGAGTTGCTTATAAATCAAACAATATAAATATATTAAATATTTGGGATTTAACAATTTTTCAATTATATGATGCTTTAGACCGTTTAAGTTTAATAGATAATTATCAATTTACATTAAGTGGTATTTATGCAGGTACAGTTGATAGTAAAAATATAAATATGAAAGATATTAATTGGATTAAAATTTTAAACAAAAATTAAAGGAGGAATTTAAATTATGGCAACACCTAATCGTTGGACAATTAGAGAAACACCCTATGCAACTTTTTCAAGTTTAACATCTCCCTATAATGCGTTGGTAACTTTGAGAACACTAAAAACGGCTGAAGTTGATACTAGTTCAGAAACAGTCTATGCTCAAGGTGGTAGAGGTAACGCCAAGTTAATTGGATTTTCAAGTGGTAAAACTGTAAAAATTACACTCCAAGATGCGATATTTGACAATATTGCATTAGCAACTATAAGTGGTAATACTATTACCACTGGTGTTCAACCTATAGATTTGATTTATGAAGCAACTATTTCTAATCTTGTTACTACTCTTACTTTACCTAAGAAAATTAAATCAATAACTTCTGTGTATCTTCTTGATACAGATGGGGTAACTCCCAAAACTCTTTTAGCAGCAGATGCAGCAGCAAGTGCTGGTACAAAATATTCTATTGCTGGACAAATATTAACATTTGCTGAAGCGAGTGCTATGGTTGCAAGAGTATATTATAAAGCAGATAGTGATGCAACTACTAAGAAAATTTCTGTAACTTCTAGTAGTTTTGGTGGGACTTTTAAACTTACGATGGATTGTTTAGTACGAGATGAATTTACTAAAGCTGATTATGCTGGTCAGATTATTGTTCCCAATGCAAAAATAGAAGATAGTTGGAAAATTACCATGAATGCCAGTGGTGATCCAAGTATGCTTGATATTCCTATTGAAGCATTGAAGAGTCCTCTAAATACTGATATGTGGTATTTGCTAGTTTATGATGAAAGCCTTATTCCAGCTAGTTAATAAAATAATAATATAATTCTAATTTATTATGGAGGTATATAATGTCAAAAACAGATGAAAATATTAATGTAATAAATACAAAAACATTTGATATCACTATTGAAGATGTTAAAGATACTTTCTGTTGTATTTATTTAAATGGTTGGTATTGTGCAGTTAATTTTTCCAATCCTATTGTACAATCTAAAAAATATAAAAATGGTGATATTATCACTATTGAATACGAAGGAGATTTAGATAAAGATACAAATGGATGTTTTAATATTAAAATATTACCTTTGAAATAATATTGATAGAGTAGTGTTTTTATTGAATATTTAATATAAAAATAGGGTAGGTTTAGAGAATAACAACCTCTTCCCTACCCTATTTTTATATTTTTTAAAACCAAAAATCACAACAAAACCGCAATTTCATACAAATATCCAATCCCACAAACCCTTTATCTATAAGGGTTTTTATTTTTATTAATTTTAAATAATAACAAATAATAAACAATAAATTAAAAAAGAAGGTGATACACAAACATGCCTATCATAAGTACATCTCGCTATAAACATTTACAGCATTATTGGGCAGACTCCATCGACGATCAACCAACTCATGCTGATATGGGTGATTTATTTCATTTATTCACAGAAGATGATAATATAATAGATTATATCTTTAATGGTACAACATGGGAATTAGACGAAACCTCCATAAACACAAAACAAAAAGGTATTGCTATAGACGGTACGACTGTACAACAATCATACGAAAAAGATCCTCAAGGTTTAGGTGTACAACGCACAGTAATAGCAGCATTTCCAAATTTAACTCTAACACATACAACCATCTCAGTGTCCACTACATCCACTTCTGTCCTCCCTGCTAATTCTAATAGAAAATATCTACTTATAGTTAATGATAGTGATACAAATGTTTATGTTTCATTTGGAACTGATGCTGTGGTTAGTGAAGGTATTCCTATTAGTGCAAGTGGTAATTATGAATTACAACCTTGGTTTATTTCTACACAAGCAATAAATTGTATACATAGTGGAATTGGTGATAAGAATTTGCTTATAACTGAGGGGGTGTAATAAATGCCTTTGTTTTCTAAAAGTCCAACTACAATTACATCTAATTCTTCAGGAATTACTTATATTGTCGGTGATGAGAATACCAATAATAGTATTAGATTAATTGATGATAATGGCACACCTGTTTTTCAAAAACGCATTAACGGAGTTTGGAATGATTCTGATTTACGTGTAAGTGGTGATTCTTTACATATCGGACGGGATCTTTCTATTTCTGCTGCTGGACATCATATGGTTGTTTCTTCTAAATCTGGTTCAGGAAAATTTTTATTAATACCTGCTCCATTTAGTGATTCTGGCACAAATGAACCAGAAATGCCCATTCTTAATGTAAAAGAAACTAGAATTATTACTCAAAGTGATGATACTAATGAAGTAACTGGAACATCTTTTGGATATATAGTAACTCCTTCTGAAAGTCAAATCATTTCACGATTATACTATCAAACTGGTTCAATTCCTGCTACTAAAGATATTGTTTTACGTGCTTATTTTGGTACTGATAATACAGGAATTATGTATTTACAAAAAGTTATTCCTATTTCTGAATGGATTGCTAATACTGAAATTCAAATAGATATTCCTGGTTTTCTTAATTATATTGATGGTGTATCTATTTATGGTGAACTAAGTTCTACAGAACAATTTTCAATTATAACTAATATTGAACAAGCACAACCTTGGAGAGCAGTAGATAGATGGGTAATGACACATGAAAGGATTTCTTATGCACCTGCTTGGAGTGAAAAAACTTGGAATAAGGATGAATGGTGTATTAATAATGGGAAGATTTATGTATGTAATCAAACAGGTTCACAAACTGGTTCATTTATTACTAATAATATAAAATGGGATCTCTTGTCAGATTTAATTGCTAAGGTTTTAAATTATAAAGGTGCTATTTCAGTTTCTAGTTTTAATGCACTTACTAATGGAGCCATAGGCGATCAATATAAATTAAGTGATTCTGGTACACTTGTAGGTAGTATAGCAGTAAATGCTAATGATACTGTAATTATTAAAACTAATTTTACTGGTAGAACAATTTTAGTATCAGATTATGACCATTTTGCTGAATCATCTGATGTTGTATTACAGACAGGACGTGCTGGTGGACAACAAATTGCTGGTGGAATCGCAAACGGAGAAAATCTTGTTCTTAAAAGTACAGAAGATGCAGTAAAAGGTAAGATTATTACTGATGATGATTTAGAACCAAGTCAAACTAATACAAAATTATTAGGATCACTTTTAAAAGTATTTTTAAATATATTTACTAGAAAAATAGAATCTGATGATGCAATTTTAATAAAATCTGCTTCAAACAAAGCTATTAATATTACATCTGGTAGTGCTGGTGCGATTAATATTTCAAGTGAGGGAACTGGTGCAATTAATATAGGAACTGATGCCCATGCTAAACCTGTAACAATAGGTAATAATACAACCACTACAGCAGTTCATATTATTAGTGGTACAGGCAATGTTAATATTACTGGTACAGGTAATGTTGGGATAAATACTTCAGATTTAGATGGGGCTCCTGCTGTTGGTAAAGTTACTATAAAAGGAACTACTAATGATGGGACTTCAAATATTATTGTTTGTAGAGATTCAGATGAAACAAATGTATTTACTGTTGATACTGATGGTAAAGTTACTGCTAAAGAGTTGCTAATTAATGGAAGTGGGACAATTACTGGTGATTTAGATGTTCAGGGTACAATATCATATGTAAATGTAGAAAATTTAAATGTTGAGAGTAAAAATATTTATCTTTTAAATACTGATGTACCTACGGACATATTAGCTGATGGTGGCGGTTTAATTTTAAATGGTGATACAGATAAAGCAATATTATGGAATCAATCAACAGGCAATTGGGAAATAAATACAGGATTAACCGTAGATAATAAAATTCAATCCGTTGCAGGAAAATCATTGATATTAGATGGTATAAGTACGTCTATTGATATGAAAGTGGCAGGAACAACTAAAGCAACATTAACTAATACTGGATTAGGAATTGGAATTACTGTACCTCAATATTTATTAGATGTTAATGGTGCTATTAAGGGGAATAACTTCATTCTTGATTCTACTGCTTATTTCCAAATGCAACTTTTTGAAGGAGAAGTATCTGACCCTGTAATGGCTTTCGATACTTATGATTATTTACGTTATTCTCGTGAAAATAATAAATTATATTATGTCTCTGGAGGAGGAGATCCTAAGTTTCTTATTGATTCTTCGGGAAATATTGGAATTGGTATAAGCAACCCTACAGCCAAACTAGAAGTTAAAGCTACTACTAATAACGGTTCAACCAATGTGTTTGAGGGTAAAGATTCTGATAATACAACTATATTTAGTGTAGATACAAATGGAAAATTAACAACTAAAGAGGTTTATGTCAATACAGTTGTTACTTCAGATGGTACTAACGGTTATGTAACTATTAATTCTGGCAGTGTTGATAGAACTGGTTTTTTTGAGTGGAAAACGGGAAATGGCACTCGTTTAGGGTATATGGGAGACGGTTCAGATAGTGTAATTCTCGCAATGGACAATGGTGCTCATTTAAAAATATCTGGTTATACTAAACTTGGTTCAGACGCCCCTGCAATAAAGCAAAAGAAATTTACATTTACCGCTGCATCACAAGGCAATAGTGTTAATGTAACAACTGGATTAACTTTTTCAAAGATTTTAGGATTTGATATGCTTATTGTAACTGGTTCTGGCAATAAAGTACCACCAAGTTTTGGAGATACTGGAACAGAAAGCTGCTACAGGGCATATGTAGCTTCGTCAGGTGATGTAAATGTGACTACCCCAACTGGTGCAACTGGAATAGCAGGTGGAGCAGGTACAGTTCTGGTTACATACGAAGAATAAACAACAACCTTGCGGTGGAGGTTAACCGCAATATAAATTAAATAAAAAATAAGAATAAAAGGGCGGTAATTCAATAATATGAAAAAATCTAATTTAGTAAAATTCCACAACTTTCTTTCAAATCTTAAAACCAATAAATCATTAAACATAAAATTTGCTTATGCTATTCAACGTAATCTATCAAAAATTCAACCTGAAATTGATGCTTTAATTGAAGTTGAAAAAACATTGAAAAATGAAAGAGTTGTAGAATTTCAAAATAAGCGTATTGAAATTGCTAAAGAATATGCTGTGAAAGATGAAAATGGCAATATTATTTTCAGTGAGGATAGCAATAGTTTTAATATAAGTAATACTTTTGAATTTAATAAGAAAGTTGAAGAATTATTTGAAGATTATAAAGATGATTTTGCTGAACTCGACAAAAGAAGAAAAGAATATGACGAGATTTTGAGTGAAGAAATTGAGTTGGATTTGGTTAAAGTTGATTTTGGTGTATTACCTGAAACTGGTATATCAGCAGAAGATTTTGAAGTTTTGGATGTAATGATTAAGGTGGAATAACTAAATGAATTTAGTATTTATTGGGTATAAAAACCAAATAAATTGTTCCATTTAATTTATTTTATTTTAATATTATTAAATTATAAACTTTTATTTATAAAGAATTTGCGAGGTGATATTTCATGAATTACGTTTGGTTAGGAAACAATGAACAAATAAATTTAACTCAAAACATAAATATAAATAATCAAATTATTACTACCACTCCAATTAACAATATGTCAATTGGAGGTTTTTTTAATTTATTATTTAATGTCACAGTTACAAACAATATTGATAGAGTTTGGGTTTAAATTAATAAAATATTAAAATATTCTAATCTATAATAACTACTAAATTATATTAAGGATGTGATAAATTTTGCCTGAAAATATTCTTTTAACAGATATTTTATCTGGAGGTACAAATTCTCTAAGAACAGAATTAACAAAAGGCATATCCACAACTGCAACTCTTCAAAATGCTGTATCGGCAACTGGTAATGGCACAGATTTTACAGTCGATGGATATGGAGTTACTACATTACAAATTACTGGTACATTTGTAGCAACTGTTACATTTTTTGGTAGTGTTAATGGAACTAATTTTGGAGTTGTTTCTGCTTATGATAGAAATTTAGGAATTAATGTTTTATCAACTACTAATACAGGTTTGTTTGAAATTAATTGTAAAGGGTTAAATAAGATTCGTGCTGTTGTAACTTGGACTTCTGGTACTAGTATTACTATTGTTGGTAAGGCAGAACCTTTTAGTGGATCTATTGGTTCTAGTGTAGTGAATAAAAATGCAAGTGGAACAGAGATATTCACTGATGCTAGTCCGGGGAGTATGAAAATAACTGGTAATAGAGGTTCGGTAGTAGCACATCGAACAAATGTAACTACAGCGGATAAAGTTCCAGTAATCACAATAACTGCAGCAGACCAACCAGCAACGGCAGGTTCGCTTACGGCAGTTGCTCATGGAATTGGTGTTGTCCCTGGAAATTCTTATGGTTCTGCTGGAGTATCTGCTTTAGTAACAGTCACTCCAACGGTGAATAAAAGTGTAGATATAACTATTCCGCAGGCAACTGGTGCAGAATATTATGATATTCTGTTATCGACTTCTACTACAGCACCACTTTGGGTTGCGAGAATAACGGAGGAGCAACGTGCTACAGGTTGTGCTATTACTGCTGTCGCGACTGTAGGCGAAGGTGGTTCCGCAGGCGTTGTGAATGTTCAGGTTGCAGGAACATATCAAGCCTCAACTTCCGTAAATTTTGCATATAACAACGCTTACATCCCTGCTGGAATAACTGCTATATCCTGTATAGGCAAAATGAAAGCATATGCTCATATAAAATTTAATTTATCAGGAGATTTACGCTTGATTCCATCATTAGTTATTGTTCCATTTTTTCAAAATGGGAATGAAAATACTTGGTATAATGGTCAAGCACAAACTGTTTTATTACAGTCAGGTTCACCAGGACAAAGTTTTAACCAAGTATTTGAATTTAATGTAAACAGTGCGGAAAACATGATAGTCTTAATTGACGCAATTACAGGACAAGGTGCATCAGTGAGCATTGAAGTGGAGTTGGTTTAATGTTGCAAACACAATTTAAACAACCTTCATTTATTCTACCAGGGAAACAATTGGAAATCGCAAAAACTGGATTACTTGCTGATTATTTCCCAGGTAGACAGTATGCACTTGGTCAAACAGGACAACAACTTATTGATTTCTCAGGAAAAGGTAATCATGGAGTGCATGGAAGCGGAACAGGAGTTGATGCAGGAGACCCTTTACAGGAGAATAATTGTTTATTTTATGATTCAGATGATTATACTACACTACCTCTTAATGTATTTTCTTCATTGGAAGGTACTTTTGAAGTTGTTTTTAAGACCATAGATAACTATGGCGGTCTAAGAGTTCTAGGTTCAGACCATAATGCAGGGAATAATAGTGAAATGCGAACTTTTGTAAGTTCCGTGAATCAATTCGGGTTAACACTTTTTAACGGTAATACCTCAAAAACAGGCAGAGTTCTACTATTTTATGGCGTAAATCTAACTTATACATGTACTTGGAAATACAATGGAAATGTTACCGTAATTACGTCATATCTGAACGGAAAATATCAAAACGTAGACACATTACTTGGTCAAGTAATTGTTCCTAATGTGTCGCTATGGATGGGAAGATGGAACGCAAGTTATTCAAGATTTAAATTATATCGAGGTTTATTTTATGGTAGGGGGTTAAGTAACTATGAAGTTATGGACAATTATAAAATACACAAAAAAGAACTAAAAGAATATGGGGTGGTTATATAATGTATGCGATTTTCCCGAATAGAGAAGCAATTGAAAGTGCGGTTATGCCATCTGGTTTAGGTTTAAATCCAGAAGGGCCAACCGCGATAGATGGCAGAGTGGCAAATATATTCAATTTTGTACAAATTGATATTGATTATATGATAGGTTTAGGTAATGTGTGGTTGGGAGATTCTTTTCCTCCAGATTGGGAAGAACCACCTATTGAACCATAACCAAACTAACGAAGGTGCGTTAGTTTATTAATATTTTAATAAAACAATTGAATATTTTATACATAGTATTTCATATCTATTCATTTAATTTATTGAAATTATAATTTTATAATTGTAATATAAAAATAACTAGGTAATATTAGAGTTTAATATTTCTTCTATCTAGTTATTTTTATATATTTTTTTATTTTTCATGACAAAAGCGTTATTTGGTGGTAATTTATGTTGATTTGATAGTGAAGAAACCCTTGATTTACAAGGGTTTTATTTTTTGTGATTTTATGATTATTAAGTATTATTTAGAATTATAAAATATTAAGAAATTTAAATTTATAAATTTAGAAAGTGAGTGATTAATTATTAATCAAATTAAATTAGTAATTGATAATGATGTTTTAGAAAAATATAATGAACACTATTTTAAATTATATCCAAAACGAAAAAAGAAACCAATCGAAAAACCCACACACCCTTCAATTAATAAGTGGATGATTATGAAACGTCCTCAAATGAACGCATTAAAACAATCATGGAAAGATTTCATCGTATGGTTTGTAGAAGATCAAGGATTAACAAATAAAAAAATTGAAAAATGTTCAATGACATTTGTTAGTTACTTCAAAACCAAAATTCGCAAAGACTTGGATAACACGATCCCAAAATTTATTTTGGATGGGTTGTCTTCTAGTCAGTTAATTATTGATGATGATTCTTTACATTTAGAATGTTTAACTTTGAAATGTGGTTGGGATAAAGAACACCCTAGAACAGAGATTTATGTAAATTATTAATAAATTATTTTTTTAATTTATTTTTATTCATACTTATATTATAGGAGGTAATTTAAAATAAAAATTGTTGAAAATATTAAAATTATAAATCCTTATGGTTTTGTTTATATAACTACCAATATGATTAATGGTAAAAAATATATAGGACAAAAAATATTTGATCGTCATTGGAAATTATATTTGGGTAGTGGTAAAAGATTAAAGTATGCAATTAAAAAATATGGCAAAGAATATTTTTCAAGAGAAATAATTGCCATTGCTTATTCAAAAGAAGAATTAAATGATTTAGAAATTAAATTTATTAATAATCATAATGCTGTTGTTGATGACAATTATTATAATATAGCATATGGAGGAGGAACCAATACTGGTCTTCATTTTTCAGAAGAACATAAGAATAAAATTAGTAATTCAGAAAAAGGTAAAATAACATCTAAGGAAACTAAATTAAAAATTAGTAATTCAAAAAAAGGAACAATACTTTCTGAAGAGCATAAATTAAAAATATCAAAAACTATAAGTGAAAAATATAAAAATGAAGAAAGATATACGCAAGAACAAAAATATAAAAGGAGTGAAAATAACAAAGGTGCAAATAATCCTAGTGCTCGTGCAGTAGCACAATTTAATTTAAATGGTGATTTTATAAATACATATACAACTATTTTAGAAGCATGTAATATAACTAAAACACCATCTGATGGTATATGTAAATGTTGCAAAGGAAAACAATTAACATCAGGTGGTTATAAATGGATATACAAAGAAGATTACGATAATATATTGACCAATGATAAATGTCAAGCTTAAAAGTAGGTATCTTCCCTACTAACGAACATTTACAAATATTCAATAGTAAATGCATCACATGCAGTAGATACAAAGATGGTAGATGTAGTATTTTAGTAAAAAGCTTAGAAGGAAGAATAATTGATGATGTACAAAATTTAGTTTGTGGTAAATATAAATTGAAGAAATAATAAAAATACATATAAATAATAAAAATAAACGGAGGTTTATAACATTATGCAAATACAAATTTTAAGAGAGAGAATTAAAGAATTACAAGAAAATCAAATTTGGAATATAACAGAAATTTTAGAAGGTGTAGAAATTAAACCTTATCTCTCTACCATTGAAAAGAAAGTAATTATAGATAATATCATAAATGGTTCTGTAGAAACAGATGAAAATTCGATCATAAAAATTAATTTCTTCAACAAAAAATTGATTAGTGATATTTCTCTGATTACAAATTATACGAATCTAATATTTTCAGATGATAATTCTATTGAAGATTATGATTTCTTATCTCAATATAAAATATTAAATTATATTATTGAAAATATAGATAATGATGAATTAGATTTTATTTATAATATGGTCGAAGATGAATTAGAACAACAAATTATAATTGGAAATAGTTTAGAGAGTGTGATCGCAAAAGGTTTAAATAAACTTATTGATAAAATTCCTGATGAAAAATCTATGAATAAACTAATTAATAACTTACCAAAGGTTTTAAATAAAATTAAACCAGAGAATCTAGAAATATTAAAACAATTTGCTAATCAACAACAACAAGAAAAGTTTTTTGAAGTAGAAAAACAAAAAGTAGTAAAGGAAATGGGGAAAGAAAATAAACAAGAACAAAATAGAATGGATGAAGTAGTTAGTAAGATTGAAATTACAGAGTAATAGTTAGAATAGAAGTTTGGAATATATAAGAGTGGGATAATTGTGTCTCACTCTTTATTATTTAAATAATTTAAATTGTAAATTTTACAGAATAATAAAATAAATATGTTGACTTATGATTTATAATGAGTTATAATAACAATAGTCAATAGATTAATAATATAAATTATATTATACTAATATTTTTCTATAATATATTTATCTCAATAGAAAATTTGACATCTTAATGGTGTCTCTTTTTGTGTTGAGATGACACAAATAAAATATATAAATTGAAGGGAGATATGAATATGATTGCAAAAGAAAAAAATGAAAAGGAATTTGTTTTCATCTATAACCAGTATCAGTCTGAATTTTATTTTTCTAAAGGTATTGTACCTATTAAAGTTGACAGAGGCAGTAAAGGTGATATTTATGTTAAATTTAAAAATACAGATGAGGTTAAAAAAGCATTTACGGAATGGTGTACTAGGGATAAATAGATAGATTTAAATGATATAAGATATGAAATATTGATATGAGAAAGGAATCGTGATCTATGAGTGGAAAAAGAAACAAATAATAAAATATATATTAAAGATGGAATTAAAATTGCACAAGCAATTAGTAAACTTTATATTACATATAGAAAAAGATTTATAGAGCAATATTATAATAATGAAAAGAATATTGTAACTTATAAAGAAAATAAATACACTTTAAAAGATTCTATTATATTGGAGCATTTAAGACAAAAGAGAATTATAGGAGTATTTTCAGGGAGTATAATTACTTCCTTTATTTGTTTTGACGTTGATATAAATGATGAAAATTATTGTAAGTGGGCAGTTTATAAAATAGTTGATGCTTTACATAATTTAGGTATATTAGGTAAATATATTCATATTAGTTTAAGTGGTTCAAAAGGATATCATGTAGAAGTTTTCTTTGATCAACCTGTATATAATACTGATGTAGAAAAATTATATAATATAGTCCTCAATGAATTTGACTTAATTAACCTTAAAAAATATGGAGATATAGAATTAAGACCATGTATTACAAAAACAAATAGTGTTCTAGGAGTTAAATTACCATTAGGGATAAATTTAAAAACTAATAATGTCTGTTGGTTTTGTGATTATAGTAAAAGTTTGAAACCTATTAAAAAGTATGATTATGTTTTATCTATTGAACAAATGCCAAAAGAAATATTATTAAATATATTAGAAAAAGAAAATGATATTCCTATTACTCCTAAACAACAATATGATATTGAAGAAATAACTGAAAAGCATAAATCATTACCAGAATATAAAAATAATATTGATGAAAAATATACAATTGATAAAGTTTTAGATTTAATACATAATGGGTTACAAATTACTGGTTCAAGACATAATGCTTTATTTAACATTATTAAATATTATAAACATGTAGGTTTTTCACAAGAAGTTGCGAAAGAATATGCTATTCAATGGATGGAACAACAAGATAAAACTACTTATACAACTAAATGGGAAGCAATAATTTTAGATATTAATGAAATTGCTGAATATGTTTATAGTAATAATTGTAGTTTTGTAATTAAAAATATTGATATTAATATTACTATGGAAGAAATAACAGAGATTATTAAAATAAAAGGTAAGAATAATAGATTAGTTTTATATTCGTTACTTATACATAGTAAAAGATATGCAACTAAAAATGGTATATTTTATATGTCTTATAATCAGATGGTAGAAGTTACTGGATTAACTAAAAAGACATTGATAAAGATAGTACGTGAATTAGAAGATTTAGGATTAATAATAGTAAATAGAAGTGAAATAACAAAATTTAATACAAAATTAGGCAAACCAATTACAGAAACTAATAGGTATGTAGTTAACCTATCGGGTGTAATAAATGAAATTGGTGAAGATAAAAAAGATGAAAATCTTATTAACAATGATAAATCATTTAATATTTGTGATAAGAATTGTATAGATTGTTTTAATGCTTGTTTGTGTCATATGTTTACTAATAAAGAATTAAAAATAATATTAAGTGAAAGAAATTATAGAGAAGTTATTAAGTTTAGAGAATATTGTACTAATATTATTTAATTATTTATATAACTATGATTATTATATTTATTATACTATTATTATATCACTATCACTATAACTAACCTAAGAAACTAAGTCGTACCGAAGGTACTTTATATAATAAACCTATTGGGTGAAAAAACGTCGTCGGAAATTTTTGGTAATTATTTTTATATAATGGAGAAGGAAATAATAATTAGATAATAAATTTACATTATAATTATATCATATATAAAATATTATACAACACTTATTTATAACAATATAAAGGTAGGTGAAATAAAATCGCTAGTCTCGCTGAACAGTTAAAATCCATAGAAGCACAGTTACAAAAGAAAATAAAATCTGCAATGCAGAATGAATTGTCTCAACAGTCAAAAACTACTGTCCAGATGCATGTTGTTGAAGACGTATATAATGTATACGAACCTACCTCGTACTCTCGTTCTTATGATCAAGGAGGTTTATTGGATAGAGATAATATAGAAACTACTATGATTGATAATAATACTTTAAAAATAAAAAATATTCGTAGAGATGAGTTAGATGGAAGAATGGTGGATAAAATTATAGAATTTGGAAAAGGTTACTGGACTCAAACTCTTGATGATATAATTGGAGCAAGACCTTTTATTCATAATAGTTTTATAGAATTAAGAAACGGGAAAGCTAGAGATGCCTTAAAACGGGGACTCATCAGGGAAGGATTGAATGTTAAATAGTATCTTCCCCACTCACATAAAGAATAAAATAAAAATATAAATTCCCTAAAATAAATCTAAAAATATTTTCAAAATACTCATTGACAGAATATAAAAATAAATGTATAATACAAATAACCTCGGAAAAAGAATTCGAGGAAATAAAAATAATATAATATAAAAGGAGAAATGATTTATTATGAAAAACTTTTGTAAACCAGAATTAATTACTAGTGTAGCACAAATTGGTGAAATGACCAAAAAAGATGCAGAGAAGGCAATTGATGCAGTATTAAAAAGTTTTAGAATTGCTTTAAGTGAAGGAAAGAAAATTATGTTGGTAGGAGATTTTTCTTTAGAGGTGCAAAATAGGAAATCTAGGGTTGGAAGAAACCCTGCTACTGGAGAAGAAATTCAAATTGATGCACATAATTTTGTAAAATTTAAGGCAGGTAAGGATATGGAAGATGCAGTAGTTGATGTAGTGGTTCCAGAGAAAGTGAAAGGAGAATTTAGAGGTAAGAAGAAAGAAGTGATTGAATAAATAGTATTTAGTTGGTTAGATACATAGTTTAAATAAATAGAATATAGTGAAGATAAAATTTAACATTATCTTTACTATATTAAAATAATAAATTAACTTACAGTAGCATCAAACACCAAATAATAAATACATTAAAACTTAAAATTCAAAATTAAAAAAGGAGAATCTTAACATGACTACAGAAAAAATGACAATTCACAAAGCCTTAGCAGAACTTAAAATTATAGGTGATAGAATTAACTCCTCTATCTCTACTGCTACCTTCATCAAAGCAAATAAACATTCTAATGAGAAAATTAATGGTGTACCCATTAATGAATTTAAATCTCAAATTCAAGGAAGTTGGGATAAATCTAATGATTTAATTAAACGCAGAAATGCGATTAAAAGAGCAGTAGTTTTATCTAATGCTACAACTAAAGTAAAAGTAGGAATTGAAGAATTCACTGTTGCTGAAGCGATAGAGATGAAAAATACTGGTATGCAATTTAAGAAAGAATTGTTGAGTCAATTAAATAGACAATATGTTGAAGCAATTAGGATTACTGAAAAAGAAAATGGTGAGACATTACAGAATAAAGCAGAGAATTATGTGATTGGATTGTATGGTAATAAGGAAGGTAAGACTTCGATGAATGAGGCTGAAGAAACTAAGAAACAGTTTATTATTAATAATACTTTTGAATTCATTGATCCTATAAAAGTTAGAGAAAAGATTGATGGTTTGGAAAAGGAGATTAGTGAATTTGAAACTGAGATCGACAGTTGTTTGAGTACATCAAATGCGATTACTGAAATTGTGATTGAGTATTAATTTGTTAAAATAAATTTATAGTTATTTATTGCTTTCCGAAAAATCTTAGACTACAATTCATTGATCTTTTTATATGCTTAGATTGGTGTAATAATTAAAAAGAAAGCATATACCGCATCTTTACATATAATACTTTATATTATATTATTATAATATAAATATGATTTAATTAGAAGAACAAATACAATAGTATATAAAGTTTAAAGATGTAAAGTTAAAAGTTTAAATTTCAAATATAAAAGTTTATTTTTTATTAAAGTTTAAATTATAAAGATTAAAGCGGAAAGTTTTATAAAATCCCTGGTATACGGTTTAGTATGATTGTATTTGACTATAGGTTAACCGCAGGGCTGGAAAGTGGTAAATAACTAAAATTTAATATAATTTTAATATATAAAAGGCATGAATCAGATACCTCATATGTACAGTTAGTTGGTGAGCAACTTTAAAAACTCAAAATGGCAAAGCATGATGATGGGCATGTAGTTTTAAAAGTTAAAGAAAGTATATCATACTATTGTGTGTTTACTTTCTTTAATGCAATTAAGTAATATTAAATTAATATGAGCAAAGGAGATTTATTTATGTTTAATAACAGTAATAATAATAAACCATTACAGTATTTCGTTTCACAATCCTTAAATGTATCTGCATATTTAAAATTTAAAGGATTTGAAATTAAAGACGTAAAAAGAGATGATAAAACAGTTTCATTTTGCTTTGACAAATCACCAGAAGTTTTTGATGCTGTAAATGAATATAATCAAGATAATGATTTAAAAAGGTTTATCACTTCTTATCGTGAGATTAGAAGTTTGATATACAATAAATAATATTAAAATAAAAATTAATTTAAAATGAGGAGGAATTTTATTTATGAGTAATTTAGCATTGGTAAAAAGTGAAATGTTTGAAGATGTATTATGTGATTTTTGGAAAAATGAGAATGAAGATATTTTTATGACAAGTGAGCAATTGGGTAAAGCATTGAAGTATTCTACTCCAAGAGAAAGTGTTAATAAGTTAGTAAGTAGGAATGAATATCTTAAGGATATTGATTTTTCAGGTGAAGTCGCTATGACTTCGACTGACGGAAAGACTTATAATACAAGAGTTTTTACTGAGGATGGCATATACGAAGTTACAATGCTTGCTAAAACAAATAAAGCAAAGGAATTTCGTTCTTGGGTAAGGAATGTATTAAAAGGTTTAAGAAAAGGTAATTTGAAACTTATAAATAATAAATATAATTTACCAACTACATATAAAGAAGCATTAATTCAATTGCTTACAACAATAGAAGAAAATGAAAAATTAAGTGACAAAGCAAATGGTTATGATCTTTTATGTAGTGCTGATAATTCTCAAACAATGAATGAAGTAGCAAAATCTTTTGGTGTTGGAAGGAATAAATTATTTGCATTTCTTAGAAATAAAGAAATATTAATGAGTAATAATTTGCCTTACCAAAAGTATTGTGATAATGATTGTTTTGATGTTAGAGAATTTACTATACATATAGGTGATGATGAGATAATAAATAAAACTCAAACATTGGTGATGTCAAAAGGTATTGATTTAATAAATAAATTACTTAAAGAAGTGAAGTATAAAATTTAAGTATATTTATAAATATGAATATTTTAGAGAGTGGGATATATGTCCTGCTCTTTTTTATTATAGGTTATTGTAGTTTTATAGGTTATTATATAATTTAATAATTTATTGTAGATTAATGCCTATCACATTTTTGTGGTGGGTATTTTTGTGTGATGGATTAGATTTACACATATAGCAGGATAGGAGTGTACAGCCGATAAGATGTTAAACCTTGACATTTTCCTGCTTGATAATTTTTAAGGTAAATAAAAATACGAGAGGTGGTATTTAGTTGGGTAAAAGAAAAGTATATACAAGGGAAGAATTGTTGGAAATATTAAATAAATACATAAATAATAAAGGTGTAGTTCCAAAACAAACAGATTTTAAACCATTTAATGGATTGCCATCATTTAATGTATATTATAAAAATTTCGGTAGTTTGAAGAATATTTATACTATATTATGTATAGATGAAATTGATAATTTAAGATTTAATAAAAAGATATATACAGATAATGAATTATTAAATATTTTAAAAGAAGAAACCATAAAACATTTAAATAATAATTTATTTCTTATAACAGAAGAAGAATTTAATAATCATCCTATTCTTCCTCATAGTAGCATATATCAAAGAAGATTTGGTGGTGTAATAAATTCTTATAAATTAATAGGATATGATTATGATAAATATAATAGGAAAGCATTAGAGATTGATATGATATTTAAATTCAAGCAATTAGAAAAAGAGTTAAAACATACCCCTAATAGTAGAGAAATAGATAAGTATAGCAAACTTAATAAATGCTATGCCACAAAAACTTATTCAGAACATTTTGGTAGTATTTATAAGTTACAAGTATTATGTGGATTTATACCGACTAAAATGGGTATTAATAGAACAGAAAGAGAAATGATTGATGATTTAATAAAACTTTCAGAATTAATTAATGATACTCCTACATCACAAGATATTGATTGTTGTGAATTTACATGTTGTAGTACGCATTATTTTAATAAATTTGGAACTTTAGAGAATGTTTTAAAACTTGCTGGTTTTCCAGATGATAAAATAAGAAAAAATTATATACTTACAAATAATGGTACAAAATGTTATTCTAAATATGAATATAGATTTGCTACTGTGATAGAAAATAATAATATTATTTTTGATAAAGAAATTTATTATAAGGATATTATTAATGGATTAGATAATAGATATAAAATTGATTTTATTATTACATATTACAATAAGAAATTTTGCATAGAAATATTTGGTATAGAAAATAATAAAAATTATGATATAAAAACTAAAAATATAATTAATATTTGCAAAGAAAATAATATACCGTTAATTTGTTTTTATCCAAAAGATTTTTGGTCTATTAGCAATGAAGAATTATTTATTTTATTAATTAACAAATTAAATAATTCTGTATTTTATGAATATAAAGATATTGCGTAATTTATTTAAATTAAAGGAGTGATTTAATGTCTAGAAAAACAGAGCAACATAGATATTATACAGATGAAAAATGGGAGTTAGTAAATGTTTTTAATAAAAAACTATTTGATGATTATTTTAGGTATTGTAGAAGCACAGATAAATCTCCAGATACAATAGAATCATATCAGTCAAATCTTAAAATATTTTTTCTATGGATGTTAGATAATGCTGATAATAAAGATTTTACAGAAATTGAAAAATTAGATATTATGAATTGGCAAGATTGGATGATTACAGATCAGAGTCTATCTTCTAATAGAGTGAGACAATTAAAATCAACAGTGAGTAGTTTGTCTAATTATATATGTGATATGTTAGATAAAAAATATCCAGATTTTAGGAATATAGTGAACAAAATAAAACCTCCTGTTAAAGTTGAAGTTAGAGAAAAAACTATTTTTACTAATGAACAAATTGATTTTTTACTTAAAACATTAGTTGATAGAAAAAAATATATGCAAGCATGTTTGGTAGCTTGTTTAGCTGCTAGTGGTGTCCGTAAAGGAGAAATTGTTCAATTTAAAGTTAATTTTTTTGATGATAATAGATATGATGAAGAATGTGGATTTTATATAACTCCTGAGATACGTTGTAAAGGATCGGGGAAAATAGGTAAGAGAATGACAAAATTTGTAATTAAAGATATTGCATATCCTTATCTTTTATTATGGTTAGAACAACGTAAAGAATTAGGTATAGATAATGAATATTTATTTGTCAATAAATATGGGGGTGTTTTAAAACCTATAGATAAATCTACTGTAAATTCTATGATGATAACATTTTCTAAAATATTAAATGCTGATGCCTATTGTCATGCTTTTCGACATTATTCGGCAACTTGGTTAAAAAGAAATGGTGTGGAAACATCTAAAATTAGAGATTTTCTTGGACATAATGATAGTTCCACAACTGAAATTTATATTGATATTGGTAAGGAAGAAAATTTGAAAGATATGCTTAATTTTATGAAGAAAAAGACTTAACATCAACATAAAAACTGTTTGGTTATGAAATACGATTCAACAAACCCAATAAAATCAAGGGTTTGTGAGCATGGAAATTTTATATTTTCACAATTTTTAAAAACTGGAATTAAATTTAAATAATTAGAAATAAGTAGTTGAAATTTTATTCACTTCAGTATTTCAACTACTACTTGTGGTTATTTAATAAATTTAATAAATTATAAATTATATTAACGATAAAACATAAAGGAGGTACTTAAAATAATGCCAAATAACAACGATTTAGCAATATACATCAAAACATTATTACATAAAGAAAGTGTAACAAATTTAAAAAAAACAGTTGGAGATTTAATTAAAGAAATAAGTGAAAAATCAATTAAATTAAATATAACATTAGATGATAAAATAATTTTAACGCTAAATAATTTTGCAAAAGCAATGGAAAATATAAAAACAGCAACACAACAAGGTAATACTGTTGCTTCTCAATATACGCAAATAATTAAAGAATTAGATGGTTCTGTAAGTAAATATACAGAGACAGTAAAGAAAAATGGAGATGTAGTAAAAAGAACAACTGAAATTTTAGATAAAAATAAAATTGCCAAACAACAAAATACACAAGTTATAAATAATATTAAAACAGAAACAGATGCAGTAAATAAATTAAATAGTGAATATGGAAAATTGATTCGGAATGTTAAAATAAAAAATTCTAACAAAGAAACAACAAGACAAG